TCCAAATAACAAAAATGAGATTTTTTTTGATGAAATATGAATCAGTGCCGGGGGAGGAAGAAACACAATCCCGTGCAACAAAACAAACGCATTAAACACATGTATCATCCACGTGGCTTTTCCGATTCAGCAAATATTATTGTCTATCAAGGTATTCCCTACTATTTCAGTAGAGGTAATAGCTATTCTGACAAATTGAAAAACGGAACACCACTGGTTTCTTATTTTGAACAAGAGGATTTTATGCCTTGTGTTGTAGTCGCATATGACAGCGACAACGACAGCGATAGCGATATTGCCATTGCCAATCGCGATGATGACGACGACACAATCGATACTATTGTCGATGTTGACGACAAGGTCGATGTATTTGATGACGACGACCATAAGGTAATAGTTCCATCAAATCGTCCATCACAAAAACCACAATCAAATCCACACTCAAAATCAAAATCAAAACCAAAATCAAAATCAAAACCAAAACCAAAATCAAAACCAAAACCAAAAAAAAGAAACACACAACGAAAGGGATTGGATTACAAAATGTTCATCATTGATGAGCATTTTATAGACCGAGCAGAAGACGACTATTGTCATGAATGCGGGCATTATTACAACAAGCACGATAATATGTGTGGTTGTGATTATTATGATTATGATTTCGATGAGTATGATAATATGCATATGTATTATGATTATTTAGATTATGTCAATGATTATGATGATTATGTCAATGATTATGTCAATGATTATGATGATTATGATGATTATGATTACTAACGGTAGCACTCTATATAGCATAGCAATCACCGCCTTAAGCGCCCATACATGTAACATAAACGCAACTTTTTTTCCAATGGGTAACAAAATCTCTCGTGCATCATTCAAAATGCTATTTTAAAATGTATATATTGTATATATATACCATGAAAAAAGTTACAATTTATGGTGAAAGATGTTCTGGAACAAATTATTTAGAAGAATTATTACTCTTAAATTTTGATGTTGAAATAGTTTGGGATTATGGTTTTAAACATTTTTTTGGTTTTAATGATTATTTAACTAATAGTGATGACACGTTGTTTATAGGAATTATTAGAAATTTAGAAGATTGGATTAATTCATTATATAGAGAAAAACATCACTTACCAACACATTTAACAGAAAATATAGATACATTTTTAACTAATACATTTTATTCTCTTGATTATTCAGGTAATGAAATTATGAGTGATAGAAATATAGATACCGGAGAAAGATATAAAAATATATATGAATTAAGGTTAGTAAAAAATAAATATCTTATTGAAAAAATGCCAAAATTAGTAAAAAATTATTGTTTAATTACATATGATGATTTAGTTGATAATTTTTTAGATGTTATGAACAAGTTAAAAAATTGCAATTTAAAAGTTAAAGATAATATTAATTTTCCATTAAATGTTAACTATTATAAAAAAAACAGAAATGAATTATTCAAAAAAAAAGAAAACATTATTTCAAAAGAAAAAATAATAATAGAAAACGAAGAACTTACATTTTACGAAAAATTATTATTTCCTAAATCGGCGTTTTAAATGTTCAATAGATTTATTGTTCGTATCATGATGTATAAAAACTTCGTGTTCTTTTTCTTTGTAATATATAAGACATAAGTATGAATTCATCCATTTGTAAAAAATTATCTTTCGCAGAATGTGAATTGGCTATTTTGCGAACCGCGGTTGACAAGGCGGAAGAAAAAATTGGAAAACGAATTGTCAGCTCGGAAGAAATCCAAAAAATTATCCATATTGTCGAAACATTTATACGTCGCAAAAAATTAATATGTTATGGTGGAACTGCTATTAATAATATTTTGCCTGAAGACGACCAGTTTTACAACAAGGAAAGTGAAATACCCGATTACGATTTTTTTTCACCCCATGCATTGGAGGACGCTAAAGAATTGGCGGATATTTATCTAAAAGATGGATTCAGTCAAATAGAGGCAAAATCTGGTCAACATCATGGCACATATAAAGTATATGTAAATTACATTCCTATTGCGGACATCACATTCATTCATTCAGAAATATTCAGTGCGTTAAAAAAAGACGCCATTCAAGTGAATGGGATAATGTATACTCCTCCCAACTTTTTGCGAATGTCGATGTATTTAGAATTATCCAGACCGGCAGGAGATACAAGTCGTTGGGAAAAAGTCATGAAACGTCTCATATTATTAAACAAATATTATCCCATTACGGACATCAATTGCCATAAAGTAAAAACATTTCAGCGAACTATGGTATATCAACGAGAGAAGGAGGCAGAAATATATGAAACGGTGCGCTCCACCTTTGTCCATCAAGGTGTGGTGTTTTTTGGAGGATATGCCATCTCCCTTTATTCCAAATATATGCCCAAACCATTGCAATATTCATTAAAAAAATATGCAGACTTTGAAGTGCTTTCCAATGACCCACTTACTACTGCGGAAATTACTAAAGAGAGGCTGAATGACATTGGAGTTAAAAATGTAAAAATAGTAGAAAAGGCACCAATAGGAGAGATTATCCCTATGCGATATGAGTTGATGGTGGGGAAAGATTCTGTTGCATTTATTTATAAACCAATTGCTTGTCACAGTTACAATGTCATTTCTATTCACAATGAAAAGGTGAAAATTGCAACCATTGATACCATGTTGAGTTTTTATTTGGCCTTTTTATATACCAATCAACCCTATTACAATGAATTTTTAAATCGGATTTTATGTATGTCTAAATTTCTCTTTGATGTGCAACAACATAATCGATTGTCGCAAAAAGGGTTGTTACAGAGATTTAGTATTTTATGTTATGGACATCAAGAAACATTGGAAGAAATGCGTGCAGAAAAAGCCAAAAAATTTAATGAATTGAAAAGGAATACCAAAGAATTTGAAGAATGGTTTTTAAATTATAAACCAGTGAATAAAAATCAGGCAGAAACATCTGACAATAAGGAAAAAGACAAGGAAAAAGAAGACAAGGAAAAAGAAGACAAGGAAAAGGACATCAAGTCTAAAACATTCAAAAAACACAGACATAATAAACACAAGACATTTCACAGATATAAGACATTTCACAGACACAAGACATTTAAATTTAATACTTTCAAAAAAAAACATAAGAAATCAAAATCAAACACATGGACAATATATGGTTAAAATCCCCCTTCTTCTTGAAATTCACTATAATCTATTTCCTCTTCTTCCCTACATGCATCTGGTTGATAAATCACATAAAGCAAATGTTTCGCTCGAGTATATGCCACATATCGCAATTGATTTTTTTCTTTTACACGTGTCTCTAATTTATCATGTTTAAAATTCCAACGATTGATAATTTTTGCAAAATCTTGTTCATCCACAATTGCAACATCATACGTGGAACCTTGTGACTTATGTGCAGTCAATGCATATCCATAATAAATATCCTTTTCAATGACATTGTATTTATCTGCAAACAATTCTGAGTCACTAATTGGTTTAAATCGGTCTTCCAAACGACTCCTCACAAGGTCAGGATAGGAGGTGCTCAATATGGCTTCCAGAGGTGTTTCTTTAACAATATTATTAATAATTATTTCATTCACATTGGTAAACAATAAAGGGTGTGTTACTTTGAAGGTTGTATCTGTATATATTTTGTCATCCATTTTATACAAGTCTTCGACAAAGAGTACGCAATTTTTCATTTCCATATAATTGCGAAAATCGTTTTTGGTTGAACCGATTTGATTTACTTTTTCCGCCAATTCAATCAATTTCAATAAAAACGCGCGATTTTCACTACATTCAATATCAATTATGAATAGTTGTCGAATCGTGACACTTTTACTGGGAATAAACAAATCGACCAATACACCTTTTAAATTACTATATACACCACGAATGGTATGATGCGATGTATGGACAATTTTCGTCATCACATAGTCTTCGCCATTTTCAATGACCAATTCTGGCCATCCTACATTTGAATATCCCGTCATCAATTCACCAATGACATATTCACCTTCAAATCCCAATTGTTTTCGAACTTGTTGATTGTGTGTTTTTACCGATGCATTGGTATAAGCAATGATTCGACACGAATTCACTTCTTTAATGTGAAAATGCTTTTGAAATGTTTCATATATTTCCTTGTCTTTGCTAGGTAAAACATTATCAAAATGTGTAACCGATTGAAGAGTATCAAACGATATATCTGTAAGTAAGTGATTTTTCACATAGGTGGCCAATTGGATAATAGGTGATTCCTTTGATTGACGCACAATTTCAGTCAGTTTGATTTTCAATGTTTTGTCATCACGAAAGATAAAATTGTCTGCTTTTTCAATCATCGTGGCATTAAGTGTCGCATATTTTGCAGAGGGACATGGTATCTGATTGCTGTCACCAATAATCAACATTTCTTTTTCATAGGTTTGCACAAAACGAATGAGTGTTTGTAAATCGGCATCTTGAATCATGGATACTTCATCTACGATAAAGAGTTGATAATTGGTGAGTTTTTTGTTATTACCTTGCGAATATTTTTTCGTGCCAATATAACTGTGTTCTTTGATTTTGCCCAAAGCAGAAGCCACTGTCATTGCCGTAATAGGAATAAGTGCGTTTTCATTGAGCATACATTGGATGACTTTTTTTGATTTATGCGTGGGAGCAATCGCACATACTTGTAGTTTCTTACTCTTATAAAAATTGCAAATATATTTGGTGAGGGTAGTTTTACCAGTGCCTGCAGACCCTTCGAGTAAAATGACCTTTTGGGTGGGAAGCTCACGTACAATAGTTTCAAATGCATGGGTTTGGCTATCCGTAAGTTGCATTGACATAAATTAGTGAATAGTTGTATAAAAAGTTATCATTTTTTTATTTCATCCTAGTACGACTAAACTACTTGACCACTTTTATTTTTATCAATTCCACATAAAAATAAAACACAACCAGCCAATCAACTGTTTCTTTAACCCATATTTCCACCAATCGTTGCACGATAACCCGTCTGTTGAGTTTGCACAGTTCGATTAGGAACACAAAACAATGGAACACTTTGTGGTGCTCCAATCAACATGGTATTGTTAGTTAAATACCATCCAACACGCGGTGCAGTTCCTGCCTTTTTAGGGCCTCCACAAGTAGGACGATTAATAAGTGAGGCAGCATTACGCGCCATTTTTCCACCAGACATATACACCATTTTATACTATGACTAAATATTATATTTTTGTTGTAACATAAAAAAAGCTTTTGCTTTTTTAGTTTTTAGTTTTTGCTTTTTTTGGTGGTTTTTTGGTGGGTTTTTTGGTGGTTTTTGATATCCTTTGTTTCTTTGCTAAACTAAGCACGACGTAATTTTACACAACTAGTAATTTCCGCGCGACATAATGGACACGTATTGTTTTTATCATACCATGTAGATATGCAATTTTTACAAAAGGAATGTTTACAATTTAATTTCACATTACAATCATATTCAGTGCAAATAGAACATGTCTCATATGCACCATTTATGATAATGATACAACAAGGATTTCCATAAGGTAATTGACGTGCTTCATGCACTTTATAAATGGTCAAACACCTGCGGATGGAGGGAGGTGGCATGGGGGTTAATTTATACATGTTTGGGTGAAGTTCCACCAACCAATCAACCACCGCGTGATGTTGATTATTATGTGCTGTTTTAATAGCGAAATGATTTCTGGTATGCACACGAATAGTGGGTTTAATTTGAACGAGCCATTTGGCAATATCCAAATATCCCTTAAAACACACATCACAGAATATCATTTCATTATTTATTGACACATCGAAATCTGGACGCAAAGATAGTAACCACTGAGCTACCTCAAGTTGATTCTCCAGACAACTTGTGTGAAAACAAAACACGAAATCATTGAATACGGGTTTTTTTTCAATCCACCATTTCAACATTGGTATATTACCTATGGAAATCAACTGGATCAATAAATAATCACTACGTTGGATATAATCTTTCACTTCCACGTAACTATACAACCATTCCGCTACTTCGCATTGCCTTTCTTCCGTCTCTCTGTCATCCGTCTTGTGACAACAAATATAACTCATGCTGGTTTTTATATCTGATATTGAAATGTTCTGTTTTCTGAATAACCATTGCACGACAGGCAAATGCCCGTGGAGGCATGTCACATAAAATACTGGGTCGCAAAAATGCCATCCCTTATGCCATCCATTCACATCTATCGTCGGATACATATCTGTCAACCATTGTGCGATTTCTAAACGTCCATGTTCGCATGCATAACGTGTAGCAAGATTCAAATCATCTATGGTAATATCGTTTTGCACATGTTCAAGAATAAGTTGCGCGATGGTTTGCATACCAAGTGTGCCACACATTTGTTTAAAAGTGTCTTTTATCACTTCTGGGTGAATAGTTTCCTTATTTTGCAACAAATGTTTCACGGTATCGTGTTCCCCATTTGCGCATGCATTCATAAAAGTAACGTCGTTCATAATCATTGTTTAGCCGGGTGGGCGACATTGTCCATGTTTCAAAAAAAAAATCAATTTTTCTCGTTTGGTTAGATGACAACTTTTCTGTGATGTATATAGATGAAAGATAACCGCGATAAAATCAAAAGCAAAAGCAAAAAAGGCAAAGGCAAACATATTGAATTGAATAATTTGGTATATGAGAAAGATGCCGAAACCTATTTACACTCCAATATGTTTCGTAAATGGGTTTCTCATATCAAAAAATATGTTCGTCTAGACAAATTGCGATTATCTGAAACCTACTTGGAAATTCACAGTGCATTTGTATTTGCAGTGGGATTTATTGCAGTATTTAACATCCACCTTTTCCAATTATGTGCCCTATTATTGATAGTAAGCATGGATGCTTTTTCCGTGGTGATGCTAAATGAGTGTCCATTGACGGCGATGGAACGAAAATATTTAGGTCATACTGGCTGTGATATTCGCGAGGAGTTTTTGAAAAACATGGGCATCATGTATAATTGTGATCATAACTATGAAAAACAAATCGAATTATTAATTAATGTATGGATGATAATAGCTGCCAAAATACTTCTCATATTGATGATGAATACATTACAAATAAAATTGCGAAATGTGAATGGATTATATGCTGAGTAAATTAGTAGCAATTTAAAGTATTCAATAGTATAAAGAATATATATGGGGGCAAAAAAGATTAAGAGAAAGAAAATAAAGGAAGATAAGACAACTAACGACATTACAGCGTTTCGTTCGATTATGGTAAATTGGAAATCTTGGGTCAGTATTTTTATTGCAGTTTTTATTTTATCTTATCCGAATGTTCTCTTTGGATTAGCCACCTTTATTGCACTTACATTTATGGCCTATGGGGTGCATGCGGGTAGTCATTATTATCGAAATGTATTTACTATATTGCATCATTATCATCATGAAAATTCCAATTGGTTTTCACATTTCTCTCAAATGTTAATGGAACTTTCTTTTCCAGTGGTGTTTTATCTATTTTATTCTTTTTATTCCGTTCTTTATGTGGATCCTTGGATTGTCTTGTTTTTTACGTTAGTGTATACAACGGTTCATAATATCAATTATGGATATTTTCGTGTGAATGACGTGCATCGACTACATCACGCAAATATTCTTACCAATATTGGACCCGACATATGTGACATTTTGTTTGGCACAAAGCATCCACTAAATACAACCGTTGAAAATACAGACCATCAAATTCCCAAT